CGCGGGGCGGGAGGAGTGAGCAGAATGAGCAGACCAATAATAAAAGAACGAATCGCGGAATTCAGGCAAAAGGGGCATTCCGACCCCTTTGATGTTAATGCAATTACCAATTTCGTTCTTGATTGCCTGGATTGGATTGAGCGGCTGCAGAAAGAGAATGAAGATTTGCGCGCCAAAGCTGAGTATACCGGTGACGGTGTTCGTTATATCGAATCACTCCATCGTGAAATCAAGCAGCTGCGCAATGAGATCAAACGGCGGGCGAGTATATAATCCCGCAAGCCACAGAGGAGGAGGGTAAAACAAATTGATCATTACGGCAATCGATCCCGGCACTCGCAGCGCGGGAATCGTTACAATCGAGATGAATGGCAGTGATATCGCCTGCTTGTTAAATTTACCTCAGAAGCGCGGCATTGATGAGACTGAGGCCGAGTTTATCGACAGGCTCTGCGGGCAAGTCAATTTGCAGGCAGGAGGTCGTTCCGACCTGATTGCCTGCGAAGCCTCTCATTATCGGCTTAACCACAAGACTCATGCGGCGCTTGCAAAGGTCTGCGGCGCGGTCGAGCAAGTCGCATTACGCATTGGGCTGCCTTATGTCGAGGTTCAGCCAGCCGAATGGAAAAAAGCTGTAACTGGATCGGGCAATGCAACTTATATGGCGATCCGGCTTTGCGTGAGATCGATCCTAAAAGATAAGCTTATATCTTGGACTACAGATCACGAATTCGCCGCGATTGGCGTGGCTATAGCGGCAGGGAGAGCAAGAGAAACTAAGATCAAATTGTCGGCTGCGGAGAAAGGAGGTTAATTTGATGACTGCAGTATCCTCAGATAAATATCTCTACAGCGTCCCTGGGCGTGATGAATATCGCTTCTATAAAATCTGCAAAGCGCCGGATGGTAATGGTTGGTTTGTTTGTTGGCATACGCAGACCGGAGAAAAGCATCATCCTGTAAAGCGTCTAGGATGCTTTGAAACTATTGAAGATGCTCAGCCCGCCCTGGACAAACTTGCGGTGCAGACGGGCATGGAATACTGGCAGCAATATCCAGAGCCTACTAGAAGTGGAATCACGGGTGAGTGGGTGAAGGCAAATAAAAAATAAGCCCGACTGGTTATCCCGACCGAGCCTGAGGCATCCTTAAAACTGTTGATTTAAGAATAACGGGCCAACTTAGAGCCTGTCAAGGAGATGCTTGGATGGGTAAGGCTGAAGATCAGGAAATGCAATACGAGGCGGAAGTGGATCGGCTTACTGCTGGTTGTCCAGGGATATATACCACAAAGCAGCTTGAGGACAAGATGCGTTGGGAGCGAACTGGTATTGACCTTGACGCTTTTGCTGCTGCTGATGACTTTGAAGTATATCATCGCAGAGGGCATATCACGACAGCGTCTATAATGCGTATGGCGCGGCTCACACGTTCTCAACGCGAAGTCTTCAGGCTGACAGTGGGGGCGCGGAGAAGAGGAGTTAGGCTGTCTTATGCCGCGGCGGCCAGGAAGCTCAATAGAGATAGGCGCTCAGTATCGGATATGGTCGCAAGAATCCGAGAGAGAATCATGCCAGTCATAAACTCGCTGGATACTCCATACCATAACGATCTCGGATGGCTGTTCAGGTGGGAAATGGCTTGGAAGAAAAGACAGATATATCATAAGCGGATAACGAGGAAGAAACTGAAGAATCCAAGATATAAGATAATCATCGCCACAAAAAATCAAGTTCAAAATACGGACACTCACGCTCAAACGCCATGTATATATGGAAAACAAATTATCTCGCAGGGTCTAGGGTAGTTCCTGAAAAGCTGTGCTCCTGCCGGGAGAGACCGGCATGCAATTATACACGGAGACAATTGGCTGGCAGGGTGAACGACGACCGAATGAACTAGTCGTGACCCGCCGGAGAGTCGGCAATTCATCTCTTTACACTCCTTTCTTTCTAGAGGCAGGCCGGATTCTACTTTTCTATAATCCGGCCTGCCGCCTTTCAAGGAGAATATGCAAAATGGCAGTAGAACAGCGGCAGTCTAAAATCAAGCAAATCGCGAGAGACGCCTCTGCTTCACCGTTCGATACTCGACTTATTCGTAAGGTCATGAGAGAAGATATAAGTCGCAGAGGCAGGGCCAGGACGCTGCAGGTCGCAGTGGTAAAGTATAGAAGGCGATGTGCCAGCTGTCCATGCTGGAGAGGGCGGTGCAAATCCGACCCTGGCGCTCCAACGAGATAACCTTCAGCGTAAGGTTGATTAGTTGTATATAAAAGTTGTGAGTTTAATGTCAAGAAGAAAACCATATAAACGAGAAGCAGACTTAAAGCTAATTGCCGATCTTTACCTCAGAGGTACATATCAGTCGGAAATAGCTGGTACTCTTGGTGTTACACAGCAAACAATAAGCAAAGACATCAAAGAGATCGAGCGCCGTTGGGCTGAGCGGTATACTGACAATATACATACTGCGAAACTAGCCGAACTCGCTAAAACTGATGCACTTGAAATCACCTATTGGGATGCTTGGAAGAAATCCTGTAATCAGAAGGCAACAAAGGCTGTAGAACAAATAAGTAATAGCAAAACCCAATCTGAGAAGAAATCGATCAAGCAAGAAGACAGAAACGGCAATCCGGCATTTCTTACAGGCATTATGAACTGTATTGAGAGACGCTGCAAGATATTGGGGCTTGATGCACCAGTTAAGGTGGCAGGAGACAGGAATAATCCTTTTGTTGTCAGGCATGAGCAATCCGAAGACTTATCATTCTATACTGATGAGGAATTGATAATGCAGAGAACGATACATGAGAATGCCAACGCTAGACGAAATAAAGATAGAACTGGCGAGTCGTCGGCTTAGTGAATATGTCCGGCAGGCATGGCCTTATGTCGAATCAGTTACCTACATTGATAATTGGCATATAGATTGCATCTGTGAGCACCTTCAGGCACAAACCGAAGGTCAGATTGAAAACCTGCTTATCAATATTCCGCCTGGCTGTTCGAAAAGCCTTATAACCTGCGTCTTCTGGCCGACCTGGGAATGGATAAAAGATGCATCAATCAGGTGGTTTATGGCAAGCTATGACTCGCGGCTGTCAACGCGTGATGCAGTCAAAAGCCGCGGCCTGATTGCCTCAGATTGGTATCAATCCAACTGGGGCGACCGATTTTCGATTTCGAAAAAGCAGGACGAGAAAACCTACTACGAAACGGATTTGGGAGGTTACAGGCTTGCATCATCCATCGGAGGGCACGGAACAGGCGAGCATCCAGACCGGATAGTCCTTGACGATCCGCATGACGTGACAGGGGCGGAAAGTGCTGCCGAACGTCAGTCGACGCTTGATTGGTGGGACTTGACAATGAGCCTTCGCGGTGTCGCTCGCAAGGTTCGCCGGACAATTATCATGCAGCGGCTTCATGAAAATGATATATCCGGCCATGTCATTGATGAAGGTGATTGGGTTCATATCTGCCTGCCGATGCGTTATGAACCAGGCCGGATGATAACGACGCCGCTTGGATGGAATGATAAGCGGACCAAAGAAGGAGAGCTGCTTACTCCAAAACAGTTCTCAGAAGAGGATGTCCGCAGGGCTGAATTGCATCTTGGTTCTTATGGTTCTGCTGGACAGCTTCAGCAGCGGCCGGCTCCACGCGAAGGCGGAATGTTTAAGCGGTACTGGTTCGAAATTGTCAGAGCGGTTCCGGCAGGCTGCAGGAGTATACGCTGGTGGGATGTTGCAGCTACAAAAGATGGAGGGGACTGGACGGCAGGTCTGAAAATATCTATAGCAGATGGAGTTTACTACATCGAGGATGTTCGCCGCTTTCAAGAATCTTCTCACGGAGTCAAGAAGAACGTAAAACAGACTGCTGCGCTTGATGGGATACCGACTCAAATATGGATGGAGCAGGAACCAGGATCATCCGGTAAAGCCGTTATAGCCGATTATGCCCGTCTTTTAGATGGATTTTCGTTTCATGGTCAACCTTCGACTGGCAGTAAAGAGTTTCGCGCGGAACCATTTTCAGCGCAATGTGAGGCTGGAAACGTCAAGCTGGTAAGGGGTGCTTGGAATGAAGCTTTCCTCGATGAAGTTGAAGTGTTTCCGAATGGCAGTCATGACGATCAGGTTGACTCAGCAAGCGGCGCATATAATAAGCTTGCGCAAAAGGGCACTTCATTCATAGCAGCTTCCAGGTCCGGCGCTGAACGTCCACGATAGGATTTATTCATGGCAATATGGCCTTTCAAGAAAAAACAGGTTAGGAAAGCGCAAGCAGTAGTGCAGCCCACCATAGCAATCTCGAATGTGCGTTCGAGGGCAGACTGGGCAACACCATTTCGGAATGCGCAGAGTTACCTGTCTCCATCCAACGATCCGAATGTGCTGAGGATTCTACGTCAGGCTATACCGATGCTGGATTCGGCGATTGATAAGCTTGTGAGACTCACTGGCAGTGTCAAGATCATCTGGGACTCGGAGACTGTCCAAGCCCAGTGGGACGCCTGGGCGGAGATGGTCAAGGTGGCGCCGCTCGGACATAGTTTTAATAATTGGCTAAACGGCCTGCAGGAAAGGGCACTTACGTTTGGAAACGGCGCAAGCGAGATCGTGCTTGATAATGCGGGGAAGGATATTTACGGGTTTCAGTATATTTCTTCAAGCTCGCTCAGGCTCAGGCCGGATCCCGATAATCTGCTCGATGTAATCATTGCGCAGCAGCAGACCAGTCAAGCGCTGCCTGTCCAGCTCGACCGCGAATTCATAGCACTTGCGGCTCATGAGGCACGGGATAATAGCCCTTACGGTCAAGGAATATTTGCCGATATACCTTTTGTGGCGGAACTACTAATCGAGATGGTTCATGCTGAAAAGATGAACTGGATCAGACTTGGCGCACCGAGCCATGCTGTGCTTGTTGGTGTGCCAAAAGACCTTGACCCATCTGTCAATGTTTCTTCGATGATGCAGACGCTTCTTAATTCGATAGAGACTGATTGGACTGACGCTATGACGAGTCGTCAGACAAAGGGAACGGTCAAGGATTTCTTTGGAGCAGGTGATATTAGAGTTGTCACAATCGGCGCTGACGCCAAAATGCTTGAGTTTCAAATCCCTTGGCGGGCTGCACTTGAGCAGGTGGTAGCGGTTACACATCTACCGCCCTGGATGCTTGGACTTCATTGGTCGACAACAGAACGGCTTTCAGAGGAACAAGCGAGGTCGCTCGAAGAGGATATCTTCGACTATCAGCAGGAATATAACTATCCTGCCCTATTCGCAGCCGACTGGTGGGCACGAGTAAGGGGATATTCGAGTGCAGCTCGAACAGCATCATGGCCAGCGCTTGCCATACGCGATAGGGTGGAGTTGGCCAGGGCCGAACTCATTGGCGCTCAAGCGCAATCGACAAAGCAAAAGACAGGCAGGCAGCTCTGGGCTGATGGGATTTATGCCCAACAGCAATATGCTGATTATGTTACTGGCCAGAAAAACACTCCGGTTGAAAATGTGATGAGCGAACCTGCGCCTTCTGTCGATTCAGCAGGTTCGGCACGTCTGCTAAGCACTCCAAGCGCTCTCGCGAAACAGCGAGAGATTCTGTATTCTGGGCAGCTTTACGAAGGCCGCGCTGGGAGCGTTTGTGGACATATTCATAAAGCCGATGATGCTGAAGTTACTTATGGGCAGGGAGAAGAGCCAAACGATGACCGGATTAGAGATATCATTCAGGCTTTTTATTCCGATGCACGAGGGGCAGCTCGCAGCCTGCGGGAGCGGCTCTGGGGCATTCTCAATCTTCCGGACCTGAATATGACGACTGAGACAAGATCACTTCGCAAGCAGTTTGAGTTTACCCCTCAGCAGGAGCGAGCTGTCGATAGGGCAATCGAGATATTCCTAGCACGAATGGCCGGAAGCGAGCGCAGTAAAGGCGGATTTATCTCTCCTGATACCGGAGACGGAATCATTCAGCAGTATAACGTTTTTGCTCACGCGATTGGAGCGCGGCGCGGCGCGGAAATGACCGGGGAGGACGCGGTCAGAATCTCAACCGGCAGGAGCAGCCTGGAAGCGCAGGCGCTCTTGGATCACGCTTTCGACAGGCTTTCCGATAATGGCAGGCTTAGGCTCGAGGGTGTTCTTGATGACATCAAGGAAATATTGCACGAGGGCGTCGGTCTTGGTACCAATCCACTCGATCTTGCCCGTGAGCTTTCGAGCAGATTCGATGCTTACGAAGGCCATGAGTTCCGCAGGCTCGCACGGACTGAAGCAGCTTTCGCCCAGGTTGAAGGGCAGATGAACGAGTTTAGAACAGAAGGAGTAGATGCCAGCGGCGTGGAAGCAGATCCACCGCCCTGGCATCCCTAACTGCCTCTGCGATTTAACTATCAAGGAAGCTGAAGGCGGCGGCTGGAAGGCCGTTTATGAAATATCAGCACAGGCCTGCGAGATGTGTCAGGGGTATGCGGGACAATAAGATGAGAAAAGGATAATAATATGACCTGCGTAGTTGGTATGTTCAAAGATCATAAAGTTTATCTTGGCGCTGACAGTGCATCGATATCCGGCTGGGATTCATTTGATCGACTTGATGGAAAGATATTCCAAAAAGGGGAATTACTGATTGCGTTTACATCCTCATTCCGCATGGGTCAACTGATAAGATATAAGTTCAATCCTCCAGAATGTCCTAAAAAAATGGACGATCACGAATATATGTGCACATTGTTCGTTGATGAGCTGCGTAAAACATTGAGTAATGGTGGGTTTGCAAAGAAGGAGAACGGGGTAGAGTCCGCTGGCTCATTCTTGATTGCTTACCACAGCAAGCTTTTTCAGATTGATGATGATTATCAGGTGATTCGCGTAGATTCATTCACTGCCGATGGATGCGGACGTATGCCAGCACTGGGCGCTATGTTCGCGGCCAGTGAATTGGGTCTGGAGCCTCGTGAGATATTGGAGATGGGACTCCGGGCAGCCGTTAAATATAATATAGGTGTAAAGCAGCCGTTTACGATATTTTGCGATTGTGAAGATTGAATCGGGCGCATGCTTCTTCTTCAGCCTTATGGTATAATAAAGACAGGGCATAGGGACTATAGCCCGAAAAGCGGTTATCCGAGCCGTTTGCCCTGCCTCAAATTCGGAAATATATTCGGAGGTATTAAGATGATCAGCTGTCAATTATGTCAAAAAAATCAAGCACGGTATCGGTGCTCTAAATGTGGAAGGAGCATTTGCTGGGATTGCCTTATAGGAGGGGTTTGTTCAAGTTGTTATAATGCTTATCCCGCGCCGCCGCAATTGCAGCCCGCTAGTCCGGGAGCAATCACATCATGTGATAAAACAGTAGCTGCAGCAAGAAGGCGCGGCATATTGGTTGGAATCCTTCTCGGTTTATTCGGCTCAGTTTTTGGGCTTATTAGCTATTGCACAGCGGAAGCGGGAGATGAAAAGGCGAGGGCATTCGGTCGTAACGCCATGGCCTGGGGTTTCGCTTCATCCGCGGTGATATATTGGATATTATCAACCTGGCCATGAAAAAGGCGCTGTGTGTCCTTTCTGCTGGCTAAAACTGGAGGACATTTTTATATGAAGCCCCATAGCAGCTTACTGCTATGGGGCTTTTTATTGAGGTAGATAGAAGTTCATGAAAACTAAAAAACCGATGATATGCCCGAATCCCAAATGCCCCGCTGTGGAGTTGTCCGGCGGGGTTTTAGTCTGCCCGAAATGCGGCACGAAACTTGTTCCTGCTGGCGGCAGGTTCAGTGAGGTGAATAAATGAAAATTGTGGACAAGGTGAAAGGCTTCGACACATCTAAGCCGATCCAGCGCACAGTCCAGGTCATGACGCGAGCCGTGCAGCCGACAGAGGAACAGATCGAACTAATCCGGCCGTACCTACTGCGTGACTTCCCGATTGAAGACCTATACATCCGGGAGGTAAGGCTTGCAAACGATCAGCATGATCGGAGTGGTGAACGGTTCGATAAGGGCTATCTGCAGCGCTTCGCTGAAACTGCACTCGGGCGCTCGGTGCTTGTCGGGCATAACTACGGCACTGCGCCTGTCGGGAGGTTCTTTCAGGCGAAAGTGGAGAAGTCCGATGGATGGCTTTGGCTCGTTCAATCGTTCTATATGCCGGTTTCTGATGGCAACCAGCTTGCCAGAGATAACATCGACTCAGGAGTATGGAGCTTCGTTTCTATCGGCGCTGCAGTCGATTATGCTGGCTTTATCTGTGATATTTGCGGCGTTCCTTATCTTCCCTGGTACCGCGGAGAAGATGAATCTGTATGCCCTCATATTTGCGGACAGACCCATGATGGAAAGGCTGCAACAGCTACCTGGACATCGACCAGGAGTGATATGTCGAAAGTGGAGGAGGTCGAGGGCAGTATAGTTTATCTCGGCTGCCAGTATGAAGCGGCTATTTCAAAAGTCGCAGGACAGCATAAAACAATGGAAGAAGCGAAAATGGAGTCATTAGCATCATTGAAGGGAGCCGTGCCATCGCACACACCGCCGCCCGCAGATCGTGAACGTGCATGGGACGGCGCTGCTGCCGAGAGGAGGCTTCGCGCTTGGGCGGGCGGTCCGGATGCCGCCGATATTGATTGGGCGAAATACCGGAAGGGGTTTTCCTGGTATGACGAGGAGAACGAGGAGACATTCGGGGCATATAAGCTGCCGCATCACGATATTGTGGATGGTGAACTTCAAACTATATGGCGCGGAGTAGCTGCTGCCGCTGCCGCACTACAAGGTGGGCGCGGCGGCGTTGACATACCGGAGGGCGATGCAGCTGGGGTGCGTGCGCACCTAGCACGCCATTATAATCAATTCGATGAAACGCCGCCCTGGGAGAATGAGCAGGACTCAGCTTCCGAGGCGACAGCTGGTGGGCGGCAGAAAGGGGAACCGAACATGAAGATTCTCAAGTTGATAAGTGCTTGGGAAGGACTGCCGCCCGGAACGGTTGTAAATATGCCGGATGAGGCGGCTGATGAGTTGGTAAAGCTCGGAGCTGCAAGTGAATCTGAGCAGGAGGGCGGCACGTGGTGTACGCTCGAAGCATTTACCGAAGTTATCAAGGCTCGTGATGAAGCCGCTTCGAAGGCGGCCGAACTAGAACCACAGGCTAAACTTGCAGATAGGCTGCTTGGTGATTTGAAGACAGAGGTCAAACGGCTTGCAGCCTGCTGCGGTGATGGCGAGACTATCTCTTCCATGATCGATGGCGTGAGTGATGTCGACAAGCTAGTCGAGCTTCGAGGCTCTTACGAGAAGCGTTGGAATGAGAAGCGTCCGCCGCATCCACAGGCTGAGCCGGAAGCCGATGGCAGCCAGGTCGAGGATCGGCAGGTCGATCCAAGAGTGCATTCAGTACTGCCGGGATAGACTCCGGCAATAAGGGAAGTTGTACCGGTCTTCATAGGCCGGTGGGGATTGAAACAAAAATTGTATTCGAAATAGGAGGAATCAAAATTGAGTAGACCAATTGGAACAAATGCACCTTCAAATGTCATCGTTCCGTGCGTTCCGGCATCGGCATATACTGCGCCGAAAGTAGGCGATCTTGTCTATTTTTCCACAGGTGCGAATTTCGAGGTCACTGAGGCCTTGGCGAATTTGAATCCAGACGGCCAGGTCGAAGCTGTAAATGGCGATGCTTCAGTGCTTTCAGTCAGGCTTTTCGGCAATCCGAGCCTGGAGGAACTTCTTTATACTGGCAGTCCAACACGTGGTTACAAGGTCGAAGGCACTGCGACTGCGGGAACTGTCCAGGCGGACAATTCTAACGGTCGAGGCTTCATTGTGGCCATTGACTGGCCTACAACGAGTAAGCTCGTTGCAGCTTACAACCTCGCGGGAGCAGGCTCAGGCGCTTAATTGGCGCATATTAATATCACTTGATTTGACGCGCCGAGTCTAGGCGCAAGGAGGACATGTAAAAATGAAAACGTCATGCGACAGCGCCAAATTGAAGGCGCTCAATGGAAATATAGACAAGGGATTTTGGAGCCTTGTTGTTACCCATTCAAAAAGCAGCGGAGATGTCTGTGAAGGCATCCCTTTCGGTTACTCTCACATTGCAGCTATTGCACGTGAGCAGGGGACTTATCCTGAGTTTGCGGAGGTTCAGGCACGGACCGAAGGGCTGATAAGGTACTTTAGGGGTGTTCGCGCAAAGTCTGGTGGGGTCTGGACGCCGAATATGAATGAGTACCGTGCGCTTGAACGGTACGCAGCCGACACCTGGGTACTCGAGCAGCTCCTGGCCTCTCATGGCATCCGCACAAAGGGCCTTGACGCGTCCAGGGTTGAGAAGTTCTTCGCAACGTCTGCGAGCGCAGTGCTTTTCCCTGCATTCCTGGAAACTCAGATTTACGCAGGCATTCTGGCAGCATCATTACTGCCAGCACTTGCTGCGACAGAGACGGCCGTCACTGCTCACCAGGTCGAAGCGGCTTATCTGACTGATGTAGAGTCCGACAGGCAAACAGCAGAGATCGGTGAAGGCGCAGCACCTCCGAAGAAGAAGATCACCATTGGCGACCATGCCATATACCTGAAGAAGTTCGGGTTGACGCTGCTCGCGAGTTATGAAACAATGCGCCTGCAGACTGCAGACGCTGTCGGACTTGCGGTTCAGCGAGCATATATGCAGATGGGGATTGATGAGACCGATCTGGCAATCCAGACGATCATTGCCGGAGACGGCAACTCGAATGCGCTCAGCGCAACCAGTCCGGATACGGACGACTCACTCGATTATGACGACCTCATCAAGCTCGGTCTTGCATTCCCAATTGGATACCAAGGCAGCTTGGGAATCGTCAAAGATGGCGGTTCGACGCCTAACTACGGAATCCGGAACCTGCTTAATATGGCAGAGTTCAAGGATCCGCAGGCCGCGGGCGTGCCGACGAGAGCCGGAGTCCTCAATCCGACTCAGATCGATTGGCGAAGATGGACATCGACAGGCGCAGCCAGCTTTGCTTCGGACTGCATCCTGGAAGTCGATCCGCGTTATGCTCTTGCAATACTGCGTGAAGGCGGACTGATGCAGGAAACCGACAAGCTTATCGATAATCAGTTCAACCGGATCGTTGTCACTACCTGGACTGGTATTCAGAAGGTCGACACAAATGCTGCTCAGATGTTGAACTGCGCAGCATAACCGCTGACGGTTAAGGCAGTAATGATAATATGCAGGCCCGGAACATCTGTTCCGGGCCTGTTTTGAAAGGGTGCTGGTGATGGCGCTAACAGCATCCTACCGGAGCGTCATAGGAGAATATGATCATGATAACACGTGAAGTTTCAACAATCCCTAGAATGTGGGGAGATGAAGTCAATAAGGATGCACTGACAGCATCGACTCTCTTGCTGCCCGTCCCGATCAACAGCGGAAACGTCACGGCTGGGGCGAATAAAATTTCGTTCCCGATTGCACTGCCGCCCGCTGTAGACGGCGCTGGGCTTCTGGCTGCAAGAGGACTGCTGCTTACAGGCGGGGCTGGCACGAAGAAGATTCACACTGTCCTCGACATCAAGAAGGCGGCTGTGAGTGTCTTCCCGGACAAGGCCATTCCCACAGTTTTGGTTTATGATGACAATGGAAGCCCTCAGTTTACGGATGCTGCTGCTGAGGCGTGGAGCGCCGCAGGAACGCCGTTTACTGTGCTTGGCGCGGCAGCCGACAAGCTCTATCTGGGCTTCGACTACAAGGCAGGCTGTGTCTATTTCGAAAAAAATGCCCCGGCAGTCATCACATCCGTAGGCTGGAAGTATTCTAAGGCGGCATGGGGAACTCTGACGGTTGGTAACGGCACGAACGGCACTGCGCCGTTTGACCAGGACGGATATGTCAGTTGGGTTCCGCCTTCCGACTGGGTTCCGGCTGAGGTCAATGGAGTGACCAAATACTGGGTCGAGCTGGCAGTCGCTTCGGGCTGGACTTCCGGTCCGACAGTTTACTCAATCCGCGATAAGTCCAACTTGATAAATATCAGTAAAGGCTCGGATGATGAGCAGCAGGATGCTGGTATCATCGAAACGCCCGTAGAACTGGCGGCAGGGGACATTTTGAATGTAGACATTCTGAATGTGCCGGAGACGACACCACCGACAAACCTGACTGCGATGCTGGCATTGCAATTGCTCAGGCCGCACACCCC